AGATAAAACCGAGTCACTGTCTACTGCGGTAACAATAGAAAAGGATCTAACCGGAAAGCCGCTAATCCCTGTAGTAACAAATACATAGTCACCCACCACTACATTCGCAGTGAAGTTTGGGGTACCACCCGTATCGGTAAGCTTACCGTCTGCGGCAGCTGTAGTTGTACTACTATTTGTATATACCACTTTTACCGGTCCTGTTGCAGTGGCGCCAGGTAAAATAGGAACTTGAACGTCAACGTATTTAGCCATGATTACGCTATTACGATTCCTGAAACTTCTTTCGGTGGAACATAGCCTGCAACTACATTAGTCCACGACGTAGCAAGAGCCGCTGTCATAGCGCTTTGCAAAGAGTCTCTAAATTCATCATTAGCTGTAAGCACACTTCCGTGTGTGATAGTAGCTGTGTTAGCACTATTGTAAGTAATTACAGTAGTAGTGTCATTAGTTCGTGTAATGGCTATTACGTCTGAAACACTTACTAAGAAGTTTGTTTGTCCCGTAACAGGCATTGATAAAAATTTGTCCATTGTAAAAAAATTAATGGGTTAATAAAAAACAAAGATACAACAAAAAAGGGAGCCCGTTTGGGCCCCCTCTTAAATTCGAATTACTTCTTCCTTCGATCTGGAATTAAGTATCCTATAAGGTTATCTATCCAACCGAATATCTGGTTGTCTTTTTCTGTAGGAGTAAGGTTTACTACTACTTTTGCCAGGGCCATTACTGCGATTAGCAATTCAGCCCAGTTTTCTACGATAAAATCTATCATGGTTTTGTTTATTTATTTAGTAACTTAGAAAGTCCTTGGTATATTTCTATGCCATCATCCGTCTTTAAGTAAGACCCCACTACGTGGTAAGGGTCTTCTCCGAAAGGTACGGTAAGCATTTTCTTTTTATTTCCTTTAAGGTTGAAGTATACATCCTTCTTATTGTTTCGTAAAGATAAGAGCTTTTCATCAAAGAATTGTCTTACCTCATCGCCAAATTCTAAATCAGGATCGTTTACTACCTCCATAAAGTCGTAAGGATGATGTTTAGCATATAAAAGAATATCCCTCTTAAGTTCTGCAGAGCTATATCTTTCTATATTTCCTCCTATAAGAATCCTACTTACAGAAAGTAATTTCTCAAAAGAAAGATCTTTAGCAATAATTTGCGCTTCTATCTCCATCTCTAATGAAGTAACATCTTGTGAAGCATCTTTCTCATTATCGACTTCTTCAAAGACTCTATCTCTACCTGGGTGGTAGTATAAAAACTTTTGAAGAACTTGGTTGGCTTTTTCTACCATCAACATACCGTCTTCAAAAACGATAGGTTCTAAAATAGCATTACCATCCTGTTCATCTACGAAGGGAGACTTTTGATTTCGTGCATAGCGAAGGGGGCGGTTAACGCCTGTGTCTTCGTCGAAATAAAGTAAGGGAGATCTGCTTGTGTTGTGTGAAGACAACATATAATTTAATGGCGCTTTGTCATTTTTTAATCTGTACGCCTTAGACGTAAAAACTGTTTTCTTTTTCATTTTATTAAATATTAAATTAAAGTTAAAAAAATAGGGGAGGAGAAATTTCCTCCCCCATTTCCATCATTTTATGTTATGCGTTCTGAAATAAGAAGAAGTTGTTTGCACCTAAAGTACATACACATCTCTCACTCAAGAAGTTAACCTCCATAGCATCTAAAGAAGATGTTCTCGCTCCACCAGCAGAACCAGTGATCCAAGTCTTGTATCTTCTATCTTCAGTTTCTGAAGCTCTGTATCTAACGTGTAGGAATGGACGCTTAGCGTTCTTACCTAAGATTTGGTCATATACAGTAGTAGAACCAGCAGGGACTAATAGTCCGTTGATAGCGCCACCTACTAAACCACCTCTCATAGTAGCATCGTTAAGGTATTTCCAGTCAGACTTGTAGAAGTCATATCCTCTACGGAAGCCAGTGAAACCTAAGTTTAGAGCCATATCCTCGTCGTTATCGAAGAGTCCGTATGAAGTACCACCCGCTCCGTAAGAGTTTTGAGCAGCCAACATATCGTCCATATCGAAAGAGAACTGACGGTTTAGGAAAAGAACATTCTCTTCAATAGAACCCTGCTTATCTAATCTCTGAATAATAGAATCGAAGTCAGCTAACGCAACTGGGTTACCCCCACCGTATACGTTACCTCTCTCTCCTACTACATAGAATACACCTTGAGATCCACCCTGAGAGTCCGTTCCTAAAGCGTTTCCGAAATGGATAGCAGCACCAGAAGTTGAAGCCGCTGGTACAGCTTCTACCATAGCGGTCTCCAAGTAGTCTTCGAAACGAAGTCTTGTATCGTGCTCTGACTTTAAGTACCATAGATATCCGTTAGCTCCGTCTTCAGAAGTAATTTCGATCCATCCGATCTGAGCCATATCAGAACCAGATACTTCGTACTTGTCCTTAATGATAATAGGCTTGTTCTCGAAGATGAAATCGTCAGACTCTAAAGAGTTTTCCATTCCAGCAGTTCCTTTCTTAAACTCAGAACCGTAGATCCAAACAGTTAATGTAGATGGAGTAGCTGGAACTACAGATAGAGCTTCGTAGAAAGATACATTAATAGTACCTAACGCGTAGTCTACGTCAGTAACAACAGCTTTGTTGCTTAGGTTAGACCCAGCAGTATTGTCCGAGATCATAATTGTCTGCCCTTTTCTTACCGCAATACCGCCTTGTCCAGCAGTAGTAGTACCTCCACCTGGTATAGTTGGAGTAAGGTCATCACCTACAGTTAACACTCCAGTCGTCGCGCCTGTTGCGTCAAGAGTAACATTAGTGTATTTAATATGAAGTCTTCCTTGCTCTGCCCACTTAATCATGTCAGAGTTAGAAGGCATTTCCGCTCCCACCATTCTTAGGAATGAAGAGATCGATCTATTACCGTAACGCTCAAATTCTTTCTCGTAAGTATCAGGAAGATACTGATTGAGGAAATCGAAGTTAGTAATATAGTTTGATGGCAGGGCTACCCTTTCCGCTGAAGGAATTAAGTTAAACCCTGGCGTTGCATTTACAGCCATTTTTTCTTGTTTTTAATTTTTAAACTTTTTTTATACTTTTAATTCTGAGTCCTTTTCCACTCGAAGTATCGCCAACCTGTCTGATCTTAAGACCATTCTTGTTAAACGATTGAGGGGCTTGGCGAACCATATCGATGTTCTTTGATTTTTTAGATACATCATCTATAGCTTCCGCTTTACCTTGCTCATAAAAAAACTGGGCGAACTTATCAGGATTCATAGCTACAGATAATGCTCTATGATATCCTGCAGCGTCCTTCATCACTCCGCTGTCAGCATCTAAATAAGGTTTTACAAAATTATTTACATCCTTCTGCTTATTGAATAGCTCCGCTCCGTCGCCAGGTTTGTAAGTATACTCGGTGTCGTTGACGGTGAAATTAAAACCTTTAAAATCATCGTTGAGCACTTCTTGGCTCTTATCGACAAACCAGGCATACCTCTTTTCCATGCCCTCTTTTTCAGTGGTTGATTTCTCAACATAACTCTTATAGCGATTAAACTCTTCAGTTTGCTCCTCCGAACTAAAACCCCCGCTTGACTCAAGAGGAATTTTGTATTGTTCTTGTTGCTCCTTGAAAAATTTCTTCGCTTTTACAAGTTCTCTTTTATGCGCTAACTTTTTCTTTTTAATATCCCTTTCCTCATCCAGGTCTTCGTCGTATCCAAATTTATCTTCTATGATATCTTGAATATCGATTTCATCCAACCCTTCCTCGGTTTGAGAATAGTAGTTAGCTATTACGGTATCTCCATCCATATCTTCGTAATTCTTTTGCAGTTTTACGTAGTCATCGAATCCTCTACCGGTTTCTTTTTTATACTTAAAGAACGCTGAAACATCCTCTGGCAATTCCTCGTTTGCTTCTGTCTGGGCAAACAACTCATCTACAGAGTTTATTTCTTTATCGTATCTGCTCTTGATATACTCAAGAACGTCTTCGTCTTTTAATCCAACTCCTTCCTGTGTCTCTGGCTCTGGCTGCGCACCCTCTGCTTCTGCAGTGGTGTCCACCTTTTCCACACCTTCAACACTTTCTGAAGCTTCAAATTGCTCCTCATGTTTTTGAAGTAGTTCCTCTTCAACTTGTGCTTTAGACTTTTGTTCTACTTCCGAAACTTCTTTAACAACAAATTTTTCGTTATCCATTTGATTTAATTTTTACAAAGTTAGTGTATATATTCCTAATAACTTTAGCGTGGGTTGAACTCCGAAAAGTCAAAACCATCTAAGCTATCTTCATTCGATTCAAAGTTGATAGGCGCAGTATTATTCTTACGTTGCTGGATAAGTTTAGACTGCTCCGTATTTGCTTGACTTATACGCTCAGACTTACCCACTTCCCTCGCTTCTTCTCGGGCGTCTATCTGTGACTGCTCCACACCTTTAAGCTGCATCTGATATTGGAACTCTACCGCCATCAGCTGTTGCTTAAGGGCCGCTTCATTCTTCATCTTTTCTATAGACATAGCCGCTTCAGCTTGTTGTAGCTGCATCTTAGCCTGCATCTCCATCTGCTGCTTTTGCATAGCCGCCTGTGCCGCCATCTGTTGTGACTGCTGGTTGACTTGAGCTTGCATCTGTTGCTTCTGAGCCTCCATCTGCTGCATCTGCTGTTGCTTCTGCTTCCTCTTTACCTTAAGTAATTGGTTAGCCAGCTTTAAGTTTTTGATTTGTCTAATATCTATAGCATCCTCTAAACTAATGTCTTTTTGAGAAAGAGCCATCTGGATATTAGCTTCGAGCTGAGCCCTCTGCTCTTCATCCGGAGACATCTCTATAAAGATACCGAAGTCATAGATATATAAGTTCTGTATTTGCTCTAAGATTCCTAAGTTATACTTACCTACCTGCATAGCAAACTCGTCGCGGAAATCTGCATACTCTAATACGTCAGCTATACGTAAAGAAAGAGCTTCGGCTAAAGTTTTAGTAATATATAAACTTGCCTGAAGGATATGTCGAGTAGCCGTGTTTGAGTTCAAAGCCGCCAGTTTCTGTACCCCCACTAAAGAGTTTGGGTCTGGGGTACTTCCATCGCGGGCTTCGTTAAGACCTGTTACGCCGCGTATCATATCTAAATAATGGTTATAGTTTCCTATAAGCATCTGAAGCTTACCTGCCCCACTGTTAGAAGTTAACTGTTGTATAGGAACTTTTGCATTATTAAATTCACCATCCTGAGTATAGCTTCTACCTATTACACTACCCGTTTGGAAGTAAAGGCGTAAAGCGTCTTCAGGGTTATAAGCATTACCCGTTCCTAAATCGACTTCGTTTAAACCATCGGCGTCTATAAACACACCGTCAGGTACTACACGCGCTACTACTTGCTGGATCTTAAGGTGCGTCATCTGGATAAGATCAGCGAAAGGTATCATTCTTCTAACTAACGATTCCACCACTCCTTTATACATACGTGGAGCACACGCTACATAGTTAGACATAGCAAATTGATTTGCTGAATTAGGTCTAACCATATTCTTCATCATATCCCACTTAAGGACAATGTTGGTTCCCATAACCATAACCCCCTCATACCATACATCAATGCGCTTCTCTACCCTTTCAAACCTTCCCTCTTCCATCATCTCCTCTGGAGGGTTAAACTGATCATCCTTCTCTACAGTTTTAAAACTACCGTCTTTTAATTCTTTCTTTTTATATACAAAGCTATTGGTAGTTTTGTAATTGAAGTATAAAAGAGTACATGTATCTCGAGCAAACATGCTGTTCTCATACATCTGTGCTACATTATAATAGTCGTACCACGATTGGCTGTACTGAGATATTTCTTCTAAATCTTTTGCAGTAAGGTCAGGGTTGATTTTTAAAACCTCTGTAATAGGTATAGTCTTTAGCTCTCCCCAATAGAAGCAATCTTTAAAATAGGGGTCTTCAGTATAGCTATATACCACATTAGCAGGGTCTACATATTCTACCCTTACCCCATCTCCGTCTTGGAATACGTGCTTAGTCATACCGATCCCTAATGTAGTTATGTCATAATCTACACGTTTACGAGTATCGTTATAACGACTCTCTTCCAACATGGTATTAATAGCAATCTCATTAGCGATCTCAATAGACGGTTTGTAATTAAGCTGCATAAACAGCTCCATCTCAGTATCGCTCTCAGGAAGATTTTCTGGGTTAACGGTAAATGGATCGACGTCAAAGTCTTTTTGTATTTGCATAAAAAGATCTTTAGCGACCATGTCTTTCTCTACTACCGTCTGAAACTCATTGCGTTTCTCTGCAGACAAAGCATCTTGAGCATAGCACTTCACATCGAACAACCTGTCGGACATGCCGTTCACTACTATGTCTACAAACTTAGGTATAATAGGTACAGGGGTCCAGTCTAAATTAAGATAAGATAAATCTCCATCTATAGCCAACTCATTTTTATACTTACCCACAGATTGTTCTCCGCGTGCATAAAGTCTTAGCTTATGAAACTCTTGAAACTGATTATAAAACCTACAGGATAATCCATCCCTCCTGAACCATTCATATTGAATAGCTTGTCCGACCTGCAACCCAAATTCTTTTGTTGCTTTCTCAGAGTCAGAAACAAACTGGTTCGGGAAGGTAGCAGACTTAATATCTATCTGGAGTCCCTTCATCTAATTAATTGACTTGTTGTACTACTATTATTATACTTTGCAAAGTTAATGCTTATTTTTGATTTCTTTGTAGCAGGGGTGTATAAATGCTTTTGGTTGGCCATAATAGCTAAACCACTGCTTATAGAGGCGTCAAACTTAGTTCTATTGGTTATATCAAACTTAGCCCAATCCTCTAAGGTACGACGGAAACACATAGTTCCCATGTCCTCTTTAGTTCGGTATTCTCCCGCCATATCCATCCCCACATGCTTTTCTATATAGGATTCTATAGCGGCTGCGTGAGATTGCTTTACGTCCTCAGAGGTGTTAGGTATGCCGCCAAGTTCTTTCTCTGTACGCGAAAGCTTGGTGTATATTTTATCAGGTCTGTTTAAAGAAAACCCTCTGTACCCTCTGTTTTTCAAATGATATAAGAGGCGCGGTTTGTTATTCTCACACAGGATAGGCATACCATAAAAGACTAAAGCCATAAGCACTTCCTCAAAAAATATCTCTGCCGTTTGTGGCCGGGCTATATATTCTAAGAAGAACTCATTGCTTGGAGCTTCATCCATATTAAACTTCGTAAGGCCATGCAAAGATCCATTCGATCCCTTACCCACTACCACTCCAGATATATCATAAGAGTCACATCCGAAAGAGCCTAAGTGTTCGTTGCCTGGATATTTTCTACCATTACGCACCTCCACCCTATTCTGCATATGAGGAGGCGGAGTCCATCCCACTAAAAATCTACCGCGCTTATCAGGAGACCATATCACTGTGGAGTCTTTTATACCATCCTTCCAACGGAAAGAACCCTGCGTAAGGTGATGGTCCATAATTAAGGAGTCGTTGTAATCTATCTGCTGATATATTTTAGTTAGATTAAAAATAGACTGCTTGCTTTCATCTCGGAAAGCGTGAGACTCGCTACGTGGGAACTGTCTGTAGAACTCATTGAGAGCGTCGGCGTCTTGAGAAAGTGATGCTACCTCGTTCTCCCAGTAGTCTATAGCCCCTATATTTATATCCTCTCCATCAATCCCCACTATAGGTTTAGGTGGAGTGCGCAATACAGGCATGCCATACATATCTATAAACCCTTCCATATTCCATTCCATAGGAACGAATAAGCAATACATACCGCTTTTAGTCTGACCGTTGGAGTTGCGCTTGGAAGGAAAGGAGTCTTCATATAAAGCTTTAAAGTTTCTACCACCCTTATCTAAAGCGTTAGAGGTAGAGCCCATCATACACTTACCTATAACCTTGCTTCCCAAACGAAGACACGTTTTTGTTACACGCCAGTTGTTCAGGATGTTATCGGGCTTATCCCACTTACCACTCTCATCATGCAGGAGCAGCTGTAGCTTCTCTCCGTCATAACTATTGTCTCCCGTATTCTTCCAGTCTATAGTAGTATCCAGTCCCTCCAGCTCTTCCTCTTCGATCTCATACATGTTTTTCTTTGTAATCTTCGAAGCAGGAACACGATAAGCAAGTTCTGTCTTAGGCTTATCCATTCCATCCTGTATCGGTTTAAAAAAGAAGGGATAGTTGTTAGATATAGGTACCACCTTATCGGTAAACATTTTTTTAGCATCTGATCCTGTTTTGGAAAGTATTCCTATCCGTGAGTCTTTAGTTATAGTGGCTTGGTTTACGCCTTCGCTGGAGCTCATAAAAGAAAATCCCGAACGACGTATCTTCAAGTAACACATCCCAAAGCTACGCTTATCTGCTTTACATGCTTCCCAAAAGATATAAAAAATTCTATTGGCCTCCCGAAAGTCAGGGTGCCCCACATCTATCTTCGTCCATTGGAGATACATATAATGCGTTCCTGTTATGTAGGTAGGGGTCCCGTTGTTTAAAAACCAGAAACCTTCCTCACGCCTATCGAACTCCGACTCTATATATTCCACCCACTTAGACTTAAAAGTATTTGGGGTAGAGTGCCATTGGAAGATAGATTTAATACGCTTCAGGTCTTTGCTATATTCAAAAGGCTCCCAGTATTGTTCTTCTTTTTTCTTAGAGCGAGAATAAACTTCTTTGGGAGCTTTAGGCAAAGCCACTCTTAGACCATTTATTTCATACACCTCTCCTATCTGACCCGTCTTAGATATAACCACGACGTCATATTTTGGATCATAGCCATAGGCCCATGTGCGGGCACGGTTTTTATTTACCACCACATGTTTAGGTATAGCTTTCTCTACTACCCTATATAAACTATTTTGATCTTGACTCGGCAAATCCTTTCGGGGTGTGTGTTTTACTTTCTAAAGGAGCCCCGTCTAAAAGAGCTTTCTCTTCTTCTATTCTTTTTAATATCTCAAAAGCATCCATGATACAAAGCTTCTTGGTAGCCGCTGCGTTCTTTAATCTGTCCGCAGCCAACTCATCGTCTTTATCAAACTTGATGATATCTTCTTTAGCCACCTTAACTAATTGTCGCACAGCCTTTTCACCCGCCTCTATGATCTGTAATTTAATCTCCTTGGTGTCCATCTTCTTCGGCGCTTTTTTTCATTTCCGCTAAAGCCTCTTCATACCCAGGCATTAGCTTTAAAAGGTTTAAGGTACCTACAGCCAACTCCCTGGTTTGCTGCTCCTCTAAGATAAGCTTTTTTAAATTCTCTGTTAGCGCCTCTGTATTTACTTTTAGTGAGGCTATATTTTTCTGTACTCCCATATTAATTAAATTTATAAAACATTACAAAAACCTGCCTTCCTTCTTTCCAAGATACGTTAGGGTACTTGCTATGAAAGTATGAAGACGGATAAGATATCAGTCTATTTTTTTCATATCCTATTACAGAACTCAACCTCCACTTATCTAAATCTTCTGCGTCTACCTTAATCATTTTATCATACTCTTCGTCTGAAATTCCTTTTGGAATCTCCCTTCCACACCTATGGTGTTCCCATAAAGCGGTGCCATGCAAATCTTCCATCTCTCGTGGAGACATATATAAAACTATAGCCCTGTCTGGCTTCTGTCCATTAATATTCAAATCGGAATGGATACGCCATGAAACATCAAGCTCATCGGTAGCCTCTCTAAAGAAGGATAATATATTAACCAGAGGTCGTTTTTCTATAACCGTGAGTCTGTCTATTATATAATTAGTGAAGTCTGTGGGGGATTCTTTTACGTAGAAATCTTTTTCTCCTACCACCTGCTTTTCAAAAGGCTCATCGTTTAGATAGTTATTAGCTACATCTAAAATAGGGCGCTCCAAAAAATCATCTATAACATATATCATAGCGTCATCATTATATTGTTAGTAAACATCCTATATAGCTTTTCTCCATCTACATAAAAGGGGTACTCGCTTTCAGGCTCGAAAGCTATTTCGTCCCCCTCTCTGACTCCCAAAGCGTCTAACTCTGCGTTTCCATGCTTAAGTATCCCTACGAGAGGTTCTTCTCCACGCTTATATATAGAAGAGTCCTTGGCGGGGATAGGTTTTACAAAGCAATACTTATCGTGGGCGTTCCACCGTGTACCGTTATGGTACATAAAGAACTGATCCATCTCTACGAAGAACATATCGTCACGGAAATAACTCTTCCCACTCTTCTCCCTCCCCCTCATATCG